ACACCTCGCCTGATGCCTTATTCCACCTGAAGACAATGTAGGGATTTGATCCTACGCCTTCAAAAAATTCTTCAAATACGATTACTTTTTTTTCTAATAGAATAACACAATGCTTATATTTTTCTACATTGGGTTCATCATAGATGCGATAGACACCATCCAGTAAAGTGCATTTCTTATCAGGACCCATGGATTCCATTATATCTTTAGGAACTTTTGCCTGAGGATACATGATCTCAACTTCCTTTAGTTTGCAGTATCTTCTTCTAAAAACTGTATCAATCCTATTGTCAGGACCATTTGCTAAAATTAAATGTGGCAAGGGAATGGCAGAAAATTTAATGGGATTGATTGCATCTCCATCTTCAACCAATAGACATCCTGTGCCTATAGCCAAATCCATAAAACATTCATGGACCTCCTGATTAAAATTACTATTGCCAACTGTTTCAAAAACAAACTGGGTAATGGCATCCAATGATTCATTAACCGATTCTACATTCTCCTCTGGTATTTCAACACCAGCTTCCAAGTTAGCCCATCTTGCAAAAGTTGGAACAATGCCTGACTGTAGACGACTGGCAAATTCCTGTATGCCTACAACTGCTGTCTCATCAAATATTTTATCTGTACGCCTTTGGGCTGGTGATTCTTCATAGAAGGATTCTCGTTGGGGAAGACAATATTCATATGCTTCCTCAAACTTTTCCTTCCAGTTGTCTTTCAGGGATTGTGCTTCCCTATATCTTTTTAAAACTTCCTCAACCTTGCTGTTGTCAGCTACGGTTGGGTTTATGTCAGGATCGGTATAGGGCATTAGACTGTCGCAAATAGTTTACGCTTTTTCTTTGCCTGATCCGAATAGGATGCAGCAAAGTATTTCGTAGTTTGTTTAGTAAATTTCGTTGATTTCTTTTCTCCAGTAGAAGAAGTAGTACCCATAGCCAAGTTCGCTGTGTCCTTTCCTTGATTCGCAAATCTTTCTGCCTTTGCAAAGTTAACTTCGCCACTTTGTCCTTTATAAAATGTAGATAGATAGTCCGAATACGGTCTTTGGAAAGTATCGGCAGCAGCAGCCCTCATTAATTGTCCACCTCCCATTGGCATAGCCAATGACATTCCAGCCAAAAACATTGTTTGTATTTTCTTTTGTTTTTCAAACATGGCTTCTGAAATAGGAATACTTGTCATTATTCCTGATGGATCACCTGAACCCATAGCTCCACCTGATGTTCCATATTTCATTTCCTGTCCTTTTTTAGTAAGACGAACAGAACGACTTATACTAGGATCACCAGTGGCATATAATTTTTCTCCCTCTGCCTTGCTGATTCGTATGAAATTTCCACCTTCTTTTTTAAAATAATTTCCAATTGTTGCAACATCCTTGCCTACTCCTACCAAATAATCATCAGTAGCTTTGGATGCCTCTGTTCCATACATTTTTGGAGCTGTTATTCCCAATTCTTTCTTAACGACTTTAATTCCTTTTTTTGTCTGTACTTTCTTTACTCTTTTTCTTCCTCTCTCTGATTTACTAGCTGGACTTCCACCATGACCACCACCACTTACTTGAGAACTTGTTGCCTTCTTATTTCCCATTATGAATACTGCTGTCCTTCAGGATCATAGAATCCACTGCCACCAGCTCTTGAGAACATGGATCGTGAACCAATCATTCCTTTTGCATATCTTCTTTTTCTTTCAGCCCTTGATTCTTCCTTTATTGCTCGTTCCTTTTGTTCTTCCTCAAGCTGACGCTTAATCATCTTGTCGGTTTCCGTTTCCTCGTATTTCGGTCTTTTAAAAATTCCCATTATACTTTTCTACTAACTTTAACTGCTTTTTTTGATTTCTTTCTTGTCCTATTAGAACTAATCCAAAGTTTCCAAGCATCTGTTTGTAAAACGCTTTCTTCTAAAATTTTAACAGCTTCTTCCCAAGAAATGCCCTGATCATTCATAATTTTTTTAACTTTTATTTCATAATCGTTATCAGCCATTATACAACTTTTCTTTTTGCCTTAACTGCTTTTTTCTTTTCTTTTAAGGACTTTAATTTATTTTTCTTTTTTTTAGATAATACAGGCATATCTTCTTCCAAGTCTATTTCCATAGGTTCTAATGTTTCCTCAATTGCTTTTTCAGCATCTTTTCTAGACCACCCTCTATCCATTAGAGCTTTTACTTGATCTTCAAACCATGACATCTTAATATCCCTTAGGTCTTGGCTTTGGTTTAGGTCTTGGTTTGGGTTTAGGTCGTTTAGCCATATGTATCTCCTTACATTTTCTTCAGGGTTCTTGCCAAAGCTACACGCCTCAACATTGTGGTGTTACCAGATTTATTTGCCCTTGCTCTCATTGTCGCCAATGCGGAAGAACTCAACTTCTGGTCGCCCTTGATTAAGCCCATGCGTTTCGCTGATGCCCTTAATGAACCTTTTTTCTTGATCGCCTTTTGAATCCATTTTTTAGCCATCAGTTAATCCTTACCCTACAAAGAGCTGAAAATCATATTTTTTCAACGCACAAAATAACTGATAGGGCGTAAACATCCAAAAGGATCGTAAACCAATTAGTCGCTGAATGTAACTCACACAGCTATGCTCCTTCACCCACCACTCTCCACGAAAGTTGGGCGTATCCATTTCCTTGCCCTTGAGGACCTTTCCTTTCAATTTTTTTACATAGGATAGAATCTTTTGGGCTTCAGGACCGTCAATAAGTTCCACGTGCAATCGTCCATACAATCCCTCTAAAACCAACCAGCAGTCAAATTCAGGATAAAAACTCATAGCTCCAACATGGGTAAAACCCTTTTTTCTCCATTTTGTGTACCAAGGGGGATTAAAGGGCGTATAGAAAAAGACTAGCCATTCATTCCGAATATGTTCCATGATTTCCTTTTTGGTTTATCCCCCTTATCAAAAACATTCCAAGTTGTTTTCGCTTTTGTTGGGTTCATTCTCTTTTTGCCATGCAAGATGGTCCTTCCTTCACCAGCTCCCATGAACATATACTGCAAAGCGTCATGGATATGGGAATATCTGTTCTTGAAGGGCTTTTCATCATAGCGATCACCAGCAGTCTGCATCCTTCTGTAGTGATATCCACCATTAAATCCTTTTTTGAGGTTAAGACACCTCTTATCAACCAATAGACAAGGCTTTCCGTCAGCCATTTTGTTCAAAACGCTGTCTACCGATTCAATTCGAAGGGCTATGTCATTGGATGGAGCTGGTATTGCCTTGATTCCAGCCTGTCGGAGCATTTGAAAGGGCGTTCTTTCATCCGTCTGCGCCCTGTAATCCCCTGAAGGATCACCATAGATTTCCGTTTCAAAATTCCTGAAATATTTTGCGAAGTCATGCTTCAATGCCTCGGCAAATCGGATAGCTCCCATGTCAAAGCAGACCAGTTCATGAAGAATGATCCATCTTCCAGTTGAAAGCCTCTGTCCAAAGGTCGCTGCCGGTGTCAATCCAAAGTCAATCCCCACATACAGCAAGGAATTGACATCAGGTATCAAAGGTTCGGATGACAGATGGACTTCCTCTCTCCAATTAGGATAAACTGACTTTCCTTCCTCAATGCTTCCCAGCTTATTAAGGACATAGACATCAATCCATCCCTTTGTCTTTCCCCTGATGATGTTATTATAATACTTGGGAGTAAGATTGGACTTGTTTTCAGCGTTCTTGTTCTCCGAATAGGATTCCAAGTCGCCTTTCGTGTTTCTCTTTTCCAACATGCCTCCAGCTTGGGAGTAAAAGGACCAGTTGTCAGGCTTGACCAGCATCAATGCCTCATCCCTTGATACATGGTCAGGAACAGGAACATCTCCAGCCATAATAGCCCACCAATGATCTTCTTCAGGAGCATTGCTATCGCATATCACTCCGTACCAAGATGCTCCACCTTCCCTCATGGAAGGAAATCGTCCAACCCTCATGGTACAGGCATCTATGATGGACTTGGGTATTTCCCTTGCCTCATTCACCCATACTCCAGTCAGCTCCAGCGAGAGCAGTTTCTTGACATCTTCAGGTCTGTCCAATGCTAGGAAAAGGACCTCTAAATCTATATCACCCTTCCTTAAATGATGGGTGTAGGGAACGGACCAATGGAATCTCCCCCATATGTTCTCATCATACCAGTCGAGCCATGTCTTGATCGTTGTTGTCTTTAATTGGGGATTGGTATTCCTGATGACAGCCCATCTTGACTTGCGAATACCCTGTGTGTTCTTCTCTTGCTGCAAAGCCCTCCTGAATATCTCCACGCAACAAGCCACGGACTTGCCTGATCCTACTGGTCCTCTGATTCCCCTGAAGAAATCATTGGAC